TTGACCCAGGAAAAAATGACAACGAACGTTCACCTTTGAATGAGGTTTACGAAGAGTTGATGTCAACAGGAAAAGAATCCGATAAAGAGTTGGCAAAACAGTACAAGTCACGCAAGTTCTACATCGTGAAAGTTATCGATAGAGATAACGAAACGGACGGACCAAAGTTTTGGAGATTTAAACACAACTACAAAAACGAAGGTATCTTAGACAAAATTATTCCAATTTGGAGAAACAAAGGTGATATCACGGATGCAGAGAAAGGTCGTGACCTTATTATTGAACTTGCTAAATCTAAAACTCCAAAAGGTAAGGAATACACTACAGTTTCAGCTATTATGTATGATGACCCATCTCCCGTTTCTGCAGACGCAGACCAAGCGAAAGAGTGGTTATCAGATGAATTGAGTTGGACTGATGTTTACAGTAAAAAACCTGTTGAGTACTTAGAAGCAATCGCTGAGGGTAAAACACCTAAGTGGGATAACGAAAAAGGTGGATATGTTTATGGTGACGATGAAGTTTCTGAAACCTCTATGGGTGGAAGTAAACCTTCAAAAACCGTAGACCCACAAGCAGACGCAGCAGCTGATGAAGATTTACCATTCTAATTTATAACCAAGGGCGGTGATGAACCGCCCTTAATTTTATTTTATGAGTTTCAAAGTACAAGAACAACCAAAAAAAATCTACGAAGCAGTTACCTTCGAATTTAAATTGGAAGATGGAGATGGAAAAGTTTATCATTTGAGAAAATGGGAAGATGGTAATGGTGGGGGATTTTATATTAACAACAATGGAACTTGGGAAGATTTTTACCCCGAAGACGACCTACTTGATTTCATTGATTACGACTTAGACTTTTAACTATGGCAATTAAGAAAAACGATTTTAGTAATTTAAAAAAGAAGTTTTCCACTTCTGCAAAATATAAACCTCAAAGGTTCCTTGATTTAGGTCAAGACTTTTTAGATGCAGTTGGACTTCCTGGGCCAGCGATTGGACACATTAATATGTTCCTTGGTCACTCCGACACAGGTAAAACAACTGCAGCAATCAAAGCCGCAGTGGATGCTCAAAGGAAAGAAATTCTTCCAGTCTTCATCATTACCGAACAAAAGTGGAGTTTTGACCACGCAAAACTTATGGGTTTCCAATGTGAGGAAGTAGTAGATACCGAGACAGGAGAAATGGATTGGGATGGGTTTTTCTTATTCAACAATAACTTTAGTTATATCGAACAAATTACAGACTATATAAATCAACTTTTGGATGCTCAGGAAAAAGGGGAATTGAATTATAGTCTTTGTTTTATTTGGGACTCTGTTGGTTCTGTACCATGTAAGATGACATATGAAGGTAAAGGTGGTAAACAACACAACGCTTCAGTTCTGTCAGATAAGATTGGTATGGGAATTAATCAAAGAATTTCAGGTTCTAGAAAAGCAGATACCGACTACGAAAACACACTTATTATAATCAATCAACCGTGGGTCGAACTTCCTGATAATCCATTTGGACAACCAAAAATCAAAGCGAAGGGTGGAGAATCCGTTTGGTTGAACTCATCCCTTGTATTTTTGTTTGGAAATCAAAAAGGTGCTGGTACAACAAAGATTACTGCCACCAAAGACAAAAGAACTGTAAAGTTTGCAGTCAGAAGTAAAATTTCAGTGATGAAAAACCATATCAATGGGCTTGGATATGATGATGGAAGAATTATTGTAACACCACACGGATTTTTGGCGGGTAAAGATTCTGCAGAGGAAAAAACTTCTATTGAGGCATATAAAAAAGAATATGCTGATTATTGGAAAGATATTATAGGTGCTGAAGGCGATTTTACATTGACAGAAGAAAAAGAAGATTGAGTAACCCTTAAAAGAGGTTTGTGACAAAAACACTACTTGTCGACGGAGACAATTTATTTAAAATAGGATTTCACGGGGTTAAGGACCTTTTTACGGACGGTTCTCACATAGGTGGAGTATATCACTTCATCAATACACTTAGACGATTCTTGGAGGAGCACAATCACGATAAAGTGGTTGTATTTTGGGACGGCGACTCAAACTCATCAATAAGAAAATCTTTATACCCACAATATAAGGCGAATAGAAGGCAGGATATGAACGAGTACAAGTACGAGTCATACCTCCAACAAAAATCTCGAGTTAAACAATACCTCGAGGAGATATTCGTACGCCAAGTTGAGATGATTAACAACGAGGCTGATGACTTAATCGCTCACTACTGTAAAGTCGCAACGGATGAAGACGTAATAATCTTCTCAGCAGATAAAGACTTAACTCAACTCATATCTGAAAGAGTTACCATATATTCTCCAATCACAAAACAATATTTTAAGAATGGGGATATGATAACAATCAACAAGGTTGAGATACCACATTACAACGTTTTAATTACCAAAGTTTTCACAGGAGACAAGTCCGACAATATCGATGGTATTGAAGGATTAGGGGAAAAAACTTTATTAAAATTCTTTCCTGATTTGCAGGAAATGCCCTGCACTATCAACAGATTACTCGATATTGCCCGAAATAACGAGCAAAAGAAAAAACCAAAAGCTCTTGAGAATATTTTGACTGGTAAGACAAAAAATGGTATACTTGGTGAGGAGTTCTATAATACAAACATGAAGATTGTAGACCTTGAAAACCCACTTATTACAGATGAAGGTAAAGAGTTAGTCGAACAAATACAGACAGACACAATTGACCCCACAGATAGAGGGTACAAAAACTTAATGAGACTTATGATGGAAGACGGTCTCTTCAAATATCTTCCAAAAAACGATGAGGCTTGGGTAAACTTCCTAAGACCATTTATGAAATTAACAAGAAAAGAAAAACGAAACACAAACAAAAATTAAAATCGCATGAAAGAGCAAGACAGTACAAAAATGGAATTCCTTTTAACATTGAATGACAATATTGTAGTTCAAAGATTTTTTAACGTTAGAGGGTATAACCCTAAAGCGAAAAACTCGGTGGAGTTGTATAACTTCATTTTAAGTTTAAGAGATGAATTGATTTACACGTTAAAAATGAAGGCCGTAATTTACATGATGGATAACAAAGATGCTATTGAGCATGACCCATCAATTATGAATACATCTTACACAGATGGACCTGAAGTTTTTAACATTTATGTTAAAGTTGGTGAACAGACAATTTGTCATAGAGTTTTTGATGGAAAACTTTTTCCACCAAAAGTTCGTTATACCGTTGACGCAAGACCACTTTTAAAAGAGGTTCTTCGTGACCTAACTGACATTTTTTCAAATCACAAATTAACTTACGAATATTTGGAATTTGACCTAAGTAAGTAACTATTTAATAATACAAGGGACAATTTTAAATTAAAATATGAACAAAAATTTCGATTATTTAGGTAATACATTTCAAATCCAACTACTAAATCAAATAGTGGTTGACAAGGACTTTTCATCGTCAATTATGGACGTGATTGAGTCGTCGTACTTTGACAACAAGTACTTCAAAATCATCTTACAGATGATAAAAGAATACTACGTAAAGTACGAATCAACACCTAATTTCGAAACTCTTGACCAAATTGTTAAATCAGAAATTACACAAGAAATCGTAGCAAAAGTGGTCTTGGATACCTTAAAACAGGTAAAAGACGCTCCTTTTGAAGGTACCGTATTCGTTCAGGAAAAGGCTTTAAAGTTCTGTAAACAACAAGAACTTCAAAAGGCGATGGACAAAGCTCAGAAAATCATTACAGAAGGTGATTTCGAGTCTTACGATAAGGTTGAAGGATTGGTGAGAAACGCATTACAAGTCGGTGAAATCGACAAAGGACAGACGGACATCTTTGCTAATTTGGATACCGTATTAGACGAGGATTATCGTCACCCAATTCCAATGGGAATCCCTGGAATTGATAGACTACTTAAGGGTGGTTTGGCCAAAGGTGAGATTGGTGTTATCTTGGCCCCAACAGGGGTTGGTAAGACAACTATCTTAACCAAAATTGCGAACACAGCATTCAACTTGGGGTACAATGTTCTTCAAGTATTTTTCGAGGATAACCCAAAAATTATTCAAAGAAAGCACTTCACACTTTGGACAGGTATTGAACCTGATAACCTAGTGAAAAACAAAGA